GTATATATAATAATCATATTGTATCGACCAAGTCCAAGACAGAATTAATGGAAGAATATTTATCCTTCGTGGATCCGAACTATATTAAAAAGGATGTCACATCGCCATATACGGACTTGTGTCATATCTGTAAAGAACACCGTATCTATGATTTGATTCATAGCACCCTAGTATGTCCGAACTGTGGAACAGAAGAAAAAATATTAATTGATTCCGAAATACCATCTTATAAAGAACCACCTCGCGAAGTTACATATTTCGCATACAAGCGTATTAATCATTTTAATGAATGGTTATCGCAATTACAAGCAAAAGAATCGACGAATATCGATAGAAGCGTGTTCGATAAGATATATAGCGAACTCGATAAAGAAAAGTATATTGACCGTAGCACCATTGATACGAAGAAGGTTCTAGAAATATTGAAAAAGTTAAATATGCCTAAATACTACGAACATTGTTCCTACATTGCAAATCATATATCTGGAAGACCGCCACTAGTAATCGACCCAGATACAGAAGAAAAGGCACGTAATATGTTTAAGGAAATCCAGGGTCCGTGGATGAAATATTGTAAGCCAGGACGTTCGAATTTCTTTTCCTATCCGTATATCCTCTACAAGTTTTTCCAATTATTGGAAAAAGACCATTATTTACCAATGTTACGCTTGTTAAAGACTCGCGAAAAATTACAGGAACAAGATGACATTTGGAAAAAAATATGTGAAGACTTGCGTTGGGAATTTATCCGAACTGTGTGAAGAACTAAATAGTTTCCCTTCGATACTTATTTAGTTGTTCTTTGAGACCGTCCATATATTCATCAAGAGGTTCGGGTGATTTTTTAAGGTCGTTCCAATCGATGAATTCTACAGTATATAGTATGTCTTGAAGTATGTATATCGTTCTCCGTGGATTTCACGAAATCGTCTGATATAGTTCAATGTTTTATCGTATAAAATATCGTCCATCTTGTGTATGGTACATCGAACCGGGCGTTCTTCGATTGGATTTTCTGTGGCGATATTTTTACAATCGTCGTTGAGACAATAATGGATTGTTTCATTCATTTTACGATTTTATAATCTTACAATGATAGATAAAGTATATTTATCATTGGAATGACATTTGTAGTCTTGTATCAATTTTAATTATTTAAGCCAATTATGTAATGAAACTTATACTAACTTACATTAATTTTATACCTGGTGTTAGCGAGGTACCTATCGCGATGCCCGCTCCTGTTCGCACGGATCCGCCTATGCTAGGGCTAAAAAGATCCAATATAGCAAAAGTAGCAGCAGCAGTTAAACCGATGACAGCGACTTCAGTCCATGATAAACCTTGACGTGGTAAGACGTATGCAACGAAAGCAACGACGAAACCTTCTAATAAATATTTAACAGCACGAGTGATGATTTCACCCATATCGAAGGATGCTTGTAATTGTGACATTTCCTTTTGTAATGATTCCATTGTAGAGTATGTGTAAATTATTATACTATACAAAAAGAAAAAAAAATACTTAAAACTTTATAGCACAAAATCATTTATACGACCTTTTCTTACACGTAACCTAATTTTTAAATATGCCTCCTTTTCGCGGAAGATTCAATCGTGACCAATCTAGAGACCAATCAAAACAACAATCACAAAACCAATCACCTGCACCACAACAAGCACCACACCAAACCGGTCCAAGTAATCCAGCTCCTCGTGTTTCAACCAAAACCGAAGATTTTTTAAAAAATGATGCAAATATCCCAGGTCAAAACTACGTATGTATGAGCTTTATTTCACCGGAAGAAGTTATTATGAATAAACACGCATTCTTCGTTCATACCTATATGAAGAACTTATTATCCCGTTTCAATTTTTCTGAAGAACCAACATTGGAAGAATTAAAGTATTTCAAGGACGAAATGAGTAAGTTCTTAACTCCAGAAGGTGCAGAAGACAAATTCAAGGATTTCGTTTCAATCCACTTAGACCAAATCGAAAAACAATATTATGAACAAAATAACTTCCAAACCACTATTCGCGGTGTTAAAGTTCGTGGGGTTTATGATACTTATCGTGAAGCACAACATCGTGCAGAAGAATTACGTACCAATGACCGCAATTTCAATGTTTATATCGGTCAAGTCGGTTACTGGTTACCTTGGGACCCAAATCCATTATCAATCAAGGACCAAGAATTCCAAGAATCTGAATTGAATACCCTTGTCAAGAAATACAATGAAAATGTTAAATTAAAGGACCAACACTTCCAAGAAAATATCGAATATGTTCGCGAACAGGCTGCTAAATTAGCTGAACAAAAGAAGTTAGAACAATCATCTAGTTCATCTCTTGAAGTTTTAAATGAATCTGACGCTGAACCTGTCGCTGAACCTGATGTATTAGCAACATCAAACTATGTATCCGATAAATTATCAGACGATTTAGCTATCCAAGACCCTTGGTTGGCACGCAAAAATGCAGAAGCTAAAGCGGTTGCTGAATTAGATAATCAAATTCAGGAAAGTGGTTCATCTGAAGAAATTAGTCAAGAAGATGGTTCATCTGAAGAAAAAAAGTCAGATGATTCTAATTAGGGTTAATATCCAAATTATCAATGGTAAGAATTTATATAAATATACAATAAAGACCATAATCCTTTATCGTATATTACAATGCGGTCATTTATTTTATTCTTGTTTGTATTAGGCGTTATCTTTATCGCAATTGGATACACTGAATCATATAAACACTGCCCCCTTCCAAAGATAGAATACCGATATGTCCCACGTAGTTTCTATGAAGAGCAAGTCAGTGGTTCGAACCTAACCCAATTATACAGTGATATGTTCAATGAACGCGATATGTGGAGCACCTATCCTCTCGGATTCATCGAAAATAATGCATCGCTCAGTCAAAAACAACTCAAGAACTTTATTTCATCATCTTCATCATCGACCCTATAAGTTCATCTCAATATGAATTTAGTTCGTTCCATTCGTGTTGTTGAATTCTATTGTGTAGTGACTTGTAGAATTTACCTTCTTCTACTCCCGCTTTTATTAAACCAATTTCAGACGGAATTTGTATCTCGTGAAATCCACGTCGTTGTAATAGTTCATTCTCAGTCGATGTCAGCGTATCTGTACATACAACACGATAATTCCACGTCATCTTCCCCGATGCATTATTTGGACATTTATATATATCGTTAAAGGAACATCGTCGAAATAGGTGATTCCGACATAACCAATTCGCGACTTGTTGTCGGACGATTAGACGATTACCTACAAGAACATATAACATTGTCCTACTTGTGTATGGATAGTTTCATATTTATATATTTATGTAACAATCCATAAATTCTATTTTTTCAAACGTTGTGTAACTGATTCACGTCCGACCATTAATGGATACACAGTTGAACCTTCCGGAATATCCGTTTGTTTAACGACGAATGCACGGAATGAACGATGTTGTAATATGTGATGTGGTTGCACATTATAAGTATGTTGTGTAACACCACAGTAAATTTCCCAGTTAAATTCATCGATATCTAATGAGACACCGTCTTTATTTTCAATCCATTTTTTCATTGATTTACCTAATTCTGTATTCCGGAATCCTTTCCACGCATTCAATATATTGTGAGTTATCATCACTATATCTGTCCATTTTTGGCGACTAGGTAATATAGGTTCCAAGCCACTATGATTCATTCGTTTGTAACGATATTGGTCAAAACAGTCGTATTCCGTTGTGAATATATGGTTGAATCCTTGATTACCATCGAATTCATAAGTTCCGCGACCCCAGTCGATAATACGAACGATATATCCAAAAGTTGGAATACGATAGTAATCGCCTTTATAGTAGTAATACAAGTATTTCTGTTTGGTTCGCGATAACATCACATTACTTAGATGGAGGTCGTTGTGTTTCATTCCGAATATCGACATCGCACAGAATATCGCGGCGTATATCTGGAATACAATTGAATTAAAATGAGTTTCATCGAGTTTTCCAATATCGTATAATAGGTCGATTTCGGTATCCGCCTTTTCACACATCAATAGATAACACGGAAAATCGCGATATTCCAAGAACAACTTGCGTCGTCGTGTTACAAATTCACAAAAGGTTTCATTTTCTTCGATAAAATCGCGAACATACGATTCGTCCTTGAATTCGGAATCACTTGTGATGTTATATGTAAAATGGTCGAGAATCATACGAACACTACCATACATCTTACAAAAGTGAGGGCTTATATTCAACTCGCGTAGTTTCGAAGCAAGATAAGAACACATAATTTCCGTAGTTATTGCGGAATTATTGTGGTATATAAAATTGTATAAAACCTGTTCCATTGCAGGTGATAGATTATCACGTTTGTAGTATAGATGTGCCTTATGGACCGGTAAAATAGGTATTTCTTTTGCAAAAATATCGGTATGATAATATCCTCGACCAGCGGTTTTAATCTTTGCACGATAGAAGAAACCGATACAATCAACACGTTCCTTCTTTTTCACTAGCGATACAATGCGATCAGTATGATTGAGTGATTTTTCATATTTCATATATGGTGTGAATAAATGGATTACTGGGTTATGAAAGTAAATTGATTTAGGATTAACATTATAATGCTTTATTATCGATTCGGACAACAACTTATGTTCTTTGTCCATTACTGGTCGAACCCCTAACGCTTCGATTATATTTTCTGTTTCAGCCATATATATCGTTGATGTCACGTCTTTGTCATTCTTATTTTCATTAGTAGCTTGTATAATCGGAGTGGTTGTATTGGGCGATTTTTCGAGACGTGATATGGATACCATTCAATATCTTTTGTAGAAATCTACTTATCTGATATAGGTTCTAATAATATTTACATACGATAACCGCACGACGAAGTGACCGTTATTACGATATATAAGGAGGTATAAGTTTGTAAATTTTCTTAAATTTCTATGTGTATGTATATATTTCATAATAGAACCGGTATTCTCATTAGATAACACGTAAGATGAATTTGAGTCTCAAAAAATTCGATATGAGTATGATTAAAGACGACTCTGTTGTTGTATTCATCGGTAAGCGTAATACTGGTAAATCCTACCTGATTAAAGACCTTCTATACAACCACCGTTCGATGCCCGTCGGAACGGTTATCAGTGGAACAGAAGGTGCAAACTCCTTTTACTCTGCAATGGTTCCACCGATTTTCATTCACAACGAATACAAACCAGAAGTGATTGCGAACTTTATGAAGAGACAGAAGAAAATGGTGAATCTATTAGCCCACGACCGAAGAAGAGGAATTTCAAAAGAAGATTCGAAGGTCGATCCGCGTGCCTTTATTATTCTCGACGATTGTATGTATGATAAATCGTGGGTCAATGATGTCAATGTCCGCAACTTGTTTATGAACGGTCGTCACTATCACGCTCTTTTTATCATTGCTCTACAATATGCAATCGGTATTCCGCCAGTGTTGAGAACCAATATCGACTTTGTTTTCATTCTTCGTGAAAATATCGTGAAGAATCGTATGAGACTGTATGAAAACTATGCAGGTATGTTTCCGACCTTCGACGTATTTTCCAAAGTGATGGACGCATGTACCGAAAACTTCGAATGTCTTGTGATACATAATGGTGCAAAGAGTAATAAAATACAGGACCAAGTGTTCTGGTATAAAGCAGAATCTCACGACGACTTTCGTA